GTTGGTAATAGTATAATGAGTAAAATAGAAGTAAATACAGTTGCACCACAATGCGGAACTACTTTAACACTAGGTGAGTCTGGTGATACGGTAACTCTTGGCACAGGTGCTAGTCAATCTGGTTTCGGTAGAACAGGAACAGTTGATTGGGTAACAACCCCTAAAACATCTACATTCACTGCAGTAAGTGGTAATGGTTATTTTATAAATTCAGGAAGTTCACTAACTTGTAATTTACCAGCAGGAACTGCTGGAGATATTGTGGCAATATCTGATTATGCTAGAAATTTTAATACATATAATTTTATAATATCACCAAATGGTTCTGAAAAAATTGGTGGAGTAGCAGATGACATTACTTTAAATATAAATGGTCAAGCATTAACTTTAGTTTATGTAGATTCTACTAAAGGTTGGATTAATATTCAAAACGCAGAAGATACAGAAACAGGTGTAGCTCCAGCTTTTGTTGCTGCTACAGGTGGTAACAGTACTGCAACAGCCCCTTGTGGTGATTACAAAATTCACACATTCACAGGACCTGGAACTTTTTGTGTATCAAACGCAGGAAACGCAGCAGGAAGTAATCAATTAGAATATATTATAGTTGGTGGTGCTGGAGCTGGAGGTGGACAATATTTAGCTGGAGGTGGTGGGGCAGGTGGATTTAGATTTGCTGCACCAAGTTTAGCGCCCTTAACTTATCCTGCTAAACCTTTAGCAGCACCTGCAGGTATAACAGCCACAGCAACAGGTTATCCAATAGTAATAGGTGGTGGTGGAACAGGAAATAGTAGTGGGGGCTCAACTGATTCAACTCCAGGAGTTAATACAACGGCTTTAGGATTAACAGCAGCTGGTGGCGGCGCTGGAAAACAAGATCAACCTGGTAATCTTCCAACTGCAAGAGGTCAACCAGGAGGTTCAGGTGGTGGTGGTTCAGTTGGTAATCCATCAGGTAATTTAGTTTATCAAGCTGGTGCAGGTAATACACCACCAGTATCTCCTTCTCAAGGTAATCCAGGAGGTGCAGGAAATCAAACATCAGCACCAGGTTCTGCTAATATTTGTGGTACTAATTGGGCCAGCGGCTCTCCTTATGTTGCAGGTGGAGGTGGTGGAGCTACAGCTAGAGGTGGCTGTGGAGTTAAGAATCCAGGAAGTGCTGGAACGGTTGGAGCAGGTGGTGCTGGAGCAGGAGTTCCAGCTTTATTTGGAACATCAGGACAAAATTGTGGAACAAATTATTATTTTGCAGGCGGCGGTGGAGGTGCAGGAACTACTTGTACTTATACCACACCTCCAGGTGCAGGAGGATTAGGTGGTGGTGGTGCTGGAAATGCTAATGCTAATGGTACCGCAGGAACAGTTAATACTGGAGGCGGTGGTGGTGGAACAGATGGAAGAGCATCACCAGGTGGTGGTGGCGGTGGAGGTTCAGGTATAGTAATAATAAGGTACAAATTTCAATAATGACAAGTAAAATTAAAGTAGATAATATAAATAAAGTTTCAGATGATTCAAACATCATTAGCAAATGTGGAAGTGCAGTAAGTGTTGGAGCATCAGGCAATACAGTTACTGTAACTGGAAATGATATAAGATCAGATAGTTATAAAGCATCCGATGGTGGAGTAATTGCAAGTCAATCAGGCACAACAATTACTTTAGGAGCTTCAGGTGATACGATTGCTTTAGCTTCAGGAGCAAGTCAAACAGGATTTGGTCGTACAGGTACAGTTGATTGGGATACAACAATTAAAACAGCAACATTTACTGCAGTGTCAGGAAATGGATATTTTTGTAATACATCAGGAGGAGCATTTACAGTTAATTTACCAGCAGGTTCTGCTGGAGATATTGTTTCTCTTGCAGATTACACAAGAACTTGGCAGACAAATTCTTTAACCGTTTCAGCAAATGGATCAGAAAAGATTGGTGGTGTTGCTTCAGATGCAACTTTAAATACTGAAGGTCAATCAGTAACTTTTGTTTATGTAGATGCAACTGAAGGATGGATAAATGTGCAAGATTCAACTAGTGCTGTTCAAGGAAGAGTTGTAACTCCTTATATAATAGCAACAGGTGGGACAATAACATGTTCAGGTAATTGTAAAATTCATACTTTTACAGGTCCCGGAACTTTTTGTGTAACAAATGAAGGTACAGGATGTAATCAAGTAGTTTCTCATATGGTCGTAGCTGGCGGCGGTGGCGGTGGACACGACGATGGTGGTGGCGGTGGAGCTGGTGGTTTTAGAGAAAATGAATCTCCTGTAACTCCTTACACGCAATCACCCTTAGCAGGTGGAACAGCAGTTACAATTTCTTCAGTAGGTGGTATTCCAGTTACAGTAGGTGCAGGCGGAGCAGGTGGTATTCCACCTTCTGGTGGTGCCAATGGTTCAAATTCAATTTTTAGTACAATAACATCAGCTGGTGGAGGTTTTGGTGAACGAGGTGAAGGAGCTGGTGGTGATGGTGGTTCTGGAGGTGGTGGTGACGCTGGATCAAACGGAGGATCAGGAAACACACCTCCTGTTAGTCCGGCGCAAGGAAGCGATGGTGGAAATGGTGGTACAGGTAATGCTGGTGGTGGAGGCGGTGGAGCTGGAGGTACAGGTAGTAATGGTAGTGGTTCTGCACCAACTTCAAGCGGTGGTCCTGGTGGTGCAGGTGTAACAACAGAAATTAACGCATCCCCAGTAACAAGAGCTGGTGGTGGCGGAGGTGGAGGTTTTGGATCTGCTGGTAGTGGTGGCTCTGGAGGTGGTGGTTCTGGTGCAACATATCCAAACTCACAAGCAACTGCAGGAACTGTAAATACTGGTGGCGGTGGTGGCGGTGGAGCAACTAGTACTGGTCCAAGAGATGGTAAAAGTGGTGGTTCAGGAATTGTTATAATAAGGTACAAATACCAATAGGTAAAAATTATGAGTGAAATAAAAGTAAATAAAATTAGTCCAAGAACAGCGTGTGGTACAACTACATTAGGGGATAGTGGAGATACATTCACAATTCCAGCAGGTGTATCAATAACAAACTCTGGTACTGCATCAGGTTTTGGTGCAACAGGTGCTGTGTCTTGGAACACAACAGTTAAGACGTCGGGATTTACAGCGACAGCTGGTGAAGGATATTTTTGTAATACAACAAGTGGAGGATTTTCAGTTAACCTTCCAGCAGGAACTGCAGGAGCAGTTGTTGGAATTAAAGATTATGCAAATACATTTGATACAGGCACACTAACATTAGTTCAAAATGGTTCAGATAAAATTGGTGGTTCAACTGTTAATGCAACTTTAACAACAGAAGGTATTGCAGTAACATTAGTATTTATAGATTCAACAAAAGGTTGGTTAGTAACAGATTCAGGTTTACAGTCAGAAGCACCTCAACCTTTATATATTACAGCTACAGGTGGTAACTCAATAACAACTGTTGGAGATTATAAAGTTCACGCATTTACAGGGCCAGGAACTTTTACAGTATGTTCTGTAGGTAATCCTTCAGGATCAGATACAGTTGAAACTATGATTGTTGCAGGAGGTGGTGGAGCAGGATTTGATAGAGCAGGGGGAGCAGGTGCAGGTGGAATGGTTTTAACTCCGACTTGTGGTGTTCCTGTTACAGCTACAGGTTTTCCAATTTCAGTTGGTGGAGGTGGAGCAGGTATACCAAGTGCGTGTGGACCAGGAGGGCATACAGGCGCTAATGGAACTAATTCAACAGGTTTTTCTTTAACAGCAATAGGTGGTGGAGGCACATCAAGAGGTGGTAATTCAAGACCATTAGCTGAAGTGACCGGTGAACCAGGGGGTTCAGGCGGCGGAGGAGGTGGTGGTTGTGGTTCTATTGGACCAGGAGGACCTGCTATTCAACCAACTCAACCAGGAAATTCAGGAACATATGGTAAAGGTTTTGCTGGAGGAGATGCTGCTGGTCCAGGTAATCAAACTGGAGGCGGTGGTGGTGCTGGTGGAGTAGGAGTAAACGGTGTAAATGGAACATCTAGTGGAGCTGGTGGTCCAGGTTTTGATGTGTCTCCAAGATTTGGAACAGCACCTCAACCTTTTTATATTGCAAATGGACCTTTACAAGGAGTATCAGTGGGAGGTATTTTTGCTGGTGGTGGCGGAGGTGGAGCTTCAAGTCCAGCTCCCCCTACATCTGGTGGCAATGGAGGACCAGGTGGAGGTGGTCACGGTGGTGATTCGCCAAGTAATCCAGGAGACAGAGATGGACATCCAGGAACAGCCAACACTGGTGGTGGCGGTGGAGGGTCTTCTAATATTTCATCATCTCCAGATTCAGGTGGAAATGGTGGAAGTGGATACGTACTAATAAGATATAAATTTCAAAATTAATATGTATTTACTAACATTTAAAATTAATATATAAGGAGAAACATTATGGCACATTTTGCAAAACTAGGATCAAACGGAAAAGTTATTCAAGTATTAACACTTGATAATAAAGATATGTTAAATGCTGATGGTGTTGAAGATGAATCAGTAGGTCAACAATATTTAGAAACACATAATAATTGGCCTGCACAAATGTGGATTCAAACTTCATACAATACATCAGGTAATACACATTTATCTGGAGATAACTCTAAATCATTTAGAGGAAACTATGCAGGTATAGGATATACTTGGGACGAAGATAACAATATTTTTTGGCCTAAAAAACCTTATGCATCTTGGGTAAAAAATACTACAACTGCAAAGTGGGACTCACCAATCGGCGATGCTCCTGCATTAACAGCAGAACAAACTTCACAAAATGAAGCTGGTACACATAGATGGACTTATGTCTGGAATGAATCAGGCCAGTCTTGGGACTTGACAGATACAAAAGCATAAGTTAAAAATGGTGGTGGTATGCAGAAGAAAGTATTAAGCGAACAAGCATTATATTATGGCGATGTGGCTATGCCCAAAGATTGGGACATTGACCGAGATAAGTTATCAGGCGATATTTTACAATCAGTAATTCAAAACAAAGATTTTCCATTTTCACGAACATTCGATATGCTCAACACTTATATGAGAGATCATATAAATTTAGACTATGGATTTACTTTAATTAACAAAGAAACGTGGGGAAATATCTATAAACCTGCGGAAACAACTATTCCTTTATTAAATATTGATCCAGTGGATCTACGTAACTCTCCAGACTTTACATTATTATATGGTGTAAAAGTTAAAGATTGTAATGTTAGAATACATTATGAAGACAACAGACGTAAAGGAAGAAGTTGGGATATACCACTTTTAAATAATAGATTTATAATGTTTCCATCAACTAATATGTATTATTTAACTAACAATCAAAAGGATAGTTTAAACTTTGTACAAACAATAACTTATGAATATATCTAATTACTACTGGTATTTTAGTGGTGTGTTAACACCAAAGTTTTGTGATGATGTTATAGAATATGCTAAATCACAGAAAGAAGTTATGGCTAGAACTGGTGGTTATGGTGATAAAGAATTAAATAAAGAAGAAGTTAAAAATTTACAAAGAAAAAGAAAATCAGATTTAGTATGGCTTAATGATACTTGGATATACAAAGAATTACATCCGTATGTTCATAAAGCAAATGAAAATGCAGGTTGGAACTTTGAATGGGAAAGAAGTGAGTCTTGTCAGTTTACAAAATATAAACACAACCAATATTATGATTGGCACTGTGATAGTTGGGATAAACCCTATGAAAAAGAAGGACCCGAGAAAGGTAAGATTCGAAAACTATCTATGACTTGTCA